CTGCGTCCCTAGCATCTTTTTAAATTGCTGAAATTGTTGCAGCATGTTTCCGTTTCCTCCTGGTCTATTTTGAAGTAGTGGATTCATGATGGTTGTCTCCTCTCGCGTTCTGTTCTACCTTTGAAAGCCATTCCTGGAATTCTGCCTTCGTTAGGTACTTGTCTTCCGGTTGATCTTCTTTCACTTCCTGGAAGCTATATGCCTTGATCGTACAGAAGCCACTTGCGTCTGCTTGTTTCTGATAAAAAACGGGCTTGTTACTATCCATTAAAATCACGGACTGGTTCGGTCCTAGAGTGAAAGCTTTAGCACTTTCGATTCCGTTTACAAATTGAATCTGGTTCATTTGTTGAGTCGGTGCCTGCATCTGTGGCATCCCGAACTGCCCAGGCTGCGGCATGAAATTATTGAAATATGGTGTGTTCATTGTGTTCTACCTCTTTTCACCTATATTATCTTATATTTTCATGTCTGGAGCCGTCCCTCTTTTGTCCTTCTTTAGCTTGTAAAATTCGAAGGCCATATCAACCAAAAGGGCCCAGTAGTAGTCATTTAAATCCTTGACGGTTTCTTCGAATTCGTCTTTTGACATGCCTGCGTCCTGGTAGTGCCATTGCGAGTCTTGCGTTTTGCTTCTTAGCTGATAAACAACTTTTTTCTGTCTGTCGCTCAGTCCTTGTTCTTCAATTAGAAAATGTGCAAAGTCTGGGCGTAGGGGTGTCTGGTATCTTCTATTTATTCTCCTGTTCATTGTGTTCTATTGCTGATCCTTTCTATTTAAATGTTCCGTATGGACTTGTATTCAATCCGGCCGAGTTTAGCTCTCCACAAGCCATCCATCTACGTGTTCCATCTGCGCCAATCCAACTGATCCACACATATCCTTCTCGACGGACGTATCCGTCATAGTTTACGTGCTGTCCTTGAATGTATGTTAGGCCCGTATCCTGTCCTTTTAAGCTTGGAGCTCTACGAATCTTGATTGTGCAAGCAGGATAAAAAGTAGCTTTTTCATGTACAAAGTCTGAGGGGATACCATTTAGCACGGATGCTGATCCCGTAGAAGTCTGACTTCCCTGATTGAATGGCACGTGGCTAGCATCTGTCCAGTTTGCGAATGTTCCTTTATTTAAAATCACAGTTCCATCTGTTACAAATGCTAAATCTGCAGATACGTTATTCGGCAAGTGATATACTCCCTGCGAGTTTCTGTCATACATATGAGAGAACTTTCCTTTTGCGACTTCGATATGTGCGTGGTTTCCTGTAGCGTACCCTGCAGTTCCTTCATCTCCGAACGTGTCGCCTTGCTTGAAATACTTCACTCTTTTGATATCCTCGATATAGTTATCATGAATAAACATAAATGTAGCGAAATCAATCGTTCCGTCTCTAAATAGCACTTTCTTGTCTGATTCTAAGAAAACTGCATTTCCGTTTCTTGCCGAGTCATAGGCTACTAGGTGACAGTCGCATGGTGCGATAGTTTCATCGATTCCTGTGTCCTTTCCCGCATTGTCTAGGGCGTTAGTTCCTAGGTGTGTTCCTACATTATTCCCTTGAGTTACATTCATGTACTCCATTGGAAAACCTAAAAGCTGATATCCGCCTTTTGTAATTTTTTGTCCTTTTCTCATTTTATGGACCTCCTTCTATTTATTAAAAAAGAGCCTATTTCTAGACTCTTGTAAAAATAATTTAGTTAACTAGTTCTTTTTTAGTTTACTACATGATTTCTTTCCAAGTTTCTGCTCCAACGCCGAATACTCTTAGATTCCGAATTGGCAACTTTGCACTGCTTTTAGCTTGGATTATACATCCGAAATTTTCTGACTAATTAAAGCGTTTTGAATTTCGAGAATTTGTTTTTGTAGAGATTGATTCTCTTCTTTAATTCTCTTTTCGATATATGCTTCCGTATCCGCTACATACTCAACAGATATTTCGTTTTCTGATGTCAGTACGGTTGTAGGGTAATTTGTGTGAATTGCCTTTAATTGCTCGCTATCAACTGGAGCGGTGATTACTTGCTCCACATACTCTTCGTATTCATCATTTTCCCCAACAGAAAAACAGTATTTCAGTCCCTCTTTTTGAGTAAGCAAATCCACAAATCCTTTTACATTTGCTTGAATTTTTTGAGAAACTTTTGTTTTCCCTGTATCAATTGCAAACCATACCTCTTCATCGTTTTCGCCTATAAACTTGACGTTTCCACCTGCACTCAATTCTCCGTTGGTGATAAGTGTAAATAGCGTACCGGCTTTTGCTTCGAATGGAGTGAAGTAATTATTTCCATATTTTGTATCATCAAGAATATTCTTTCCTGTAATTATGATTTTTCCTGTTCCTGTCAATATTCTCATTGGAAGGTTTGAAGAATCATTTATAACGATAGTTTTCCCCGATTCTTTTTCTATTATTGCAGGAGCTTTATTTCCTAGGTCTTCCTTTAGTTGACTAATGTCATCAGTGGATGCTTGCAAATTGTCGGCATATTCCTTTGCTTTTGTTTCAGAAGCTTTCGCGTTTACGGCACTTGTATTAGCTTCATCTTTTAATACGCTTGTATCAGTTTTGATTTGATTCAATTCTGTCTTTGCTTGATTTACAAAATCTTTCGTATCATCCAAAGCTTTTTGAGCGCTTGTTGCACTAGCATTAGCTTCATTTTTCAATGCACTCGTATCAGTTTTGATTTGATTAACTTCTGATATTGTTTGATTTGCAAAGGTTTTCGTATCTTCCAAAATCTTCTGAGCGTTTGTTGCACTAGTTTGTGCACTTGTAGCACTCTGACTTGCATTTGTAGCACTCTCTTGTGCATTTGTAGCACTCTCTTGTGCACTTGTAGCACTGGCTTGAGCGTTTACGGCACTTGTGTTGGCTTCTTCTTTCAATGTATTTGTGTCAGTTTTGATTTGATTCAATTCTGTCTTTGCTTGATTTACAAAATCTTTCGTATCATCCAAAGCTTTTTGAGCGCTTGTTGCACTAACTTGAGCATTTGTAGCACTGGCTTGAGCGTCTGAGGCGTTCTGTGCGATTTGGCTAGCCAAATTTCGGTATTCTTCAGTTACATCACCGGGTTCGCCTTTAGGACCTTGTGCGCCTACAAATTCTCCGTTATCCAGTTTAGCCTGTACTAAAGCAATCAATTCATCCATTGACTGAATTTTTCCGTCAATCTTAACATAATAGTTCTTGATATTTGGGTCATCCGGATAATTCTCATCTTCGCCGATTCCACTATAATTGCTTGGTGTAATCATCATCTTAAAATTCGGAGTTAGTGCTATAGGAGCACTTCCTGGATCTCTAGCTATAATCTGTGCTTTAACTTCACCACTATATGTTGTCAACGGTCTTGATACTACATACAAATCACCAACTAGTGGCACTTCTTTTTCATAGTTATCTTTTTCCACATATATGTATTTGTTAGGTAAATCCGGTAGTCCCTTGAAATGGATTACAAGCACTTCATTGCTATACTGTTGCCCAATATTAAAACATACGGGTCTTGATACATT